TCACGACAGCGCTCTCCGCACGCCCTCGGCGATCACTGCCGTCGAGTACGGCACGCCGCCATTCTCATGCTTGATGATTGCGACCGTGATGGCCGTCAGCGTTTGCAGGCTGCGCAGGTCGATCGGCTGATTGGGCTGCGCACCAACACCCGCAGCCACGGCCGTAATGTAAGACTCGGTATCGTTCTCCATACCCGGCGCCCACCGGTTGATCACTTCCCTCACGGTATCGATTCCAGTACCGCCCACGCGGGGCATTCCGTCCTTACCCCTGTAGGCCAAAATCAGCCTGGCCAGCGCGCGGATACCGTTCTCGGCAGTGTCAAACCTCGCGAAGCGCTTCTCGATAGCCGGATCCGGAGCCAACTGGCCCTGCCATTGATTGCGCGGGTTGTAGTCGATGTTGCCAGGGTTGTTGTTTCGAACGCCTCGGGTCATTGGGGGCATCTACTTTTCTCCAGACGTAAAAAACCCCGAACTTGTCGGGGTCTTGGTATATGGGGGGTTAATCGCCGAGCCTGATGCCCAGTCAGAAAGTTGCGGCCCGCCATTGCCTGGTGGGCATTCCTCTTCCTTAAGGGGCTTTGGGCTGCATCCTCCGCAGCTCTCATGAAAATGTCATGTGCGTTTAGGGTACGGAGTACGTCACCTCAAGGAGGCTCGGTTCAATATGTCCCTGCTTTCGACCAGCGATTACGGGATCATCTCACCGATTCGACGCGGCAGCATGCGGGCCATGTTGCCTCGCGCGTAGATCACGAAGAACAGGACGCAGACCATTACCAGCGTGAGCGGTGGCTGAACCACGGATGTAAACGAAGTGAAGTTGTAGGCAATCCGGTAGGCCTCTGCGGCATTGGCCCCGGCGAATATCCCGGCGACCGTACCGACGGCCTTGCGGTGGCTATGGGTGGGGGCTCGATAGCCGACCACGAACAGGAAGATCAACAGATGGCAGACGCCTCGCGTACCGAGGAGAAAATCGGGCATCACACTGGCAAGCCAGCTCAGTCCTTCATGGACGTAGTACAGGAATTCATTCATCGCGCTTGCCCCGCTGCATAAACGCCGGCATGAACCCTGCCAGCCATTCAACCCAGTCTGGTCGTGGGCCTCCATCAGCCCAACGCTTGAGAGAACCGACGACCCATGATGCGAGCGCCGATACGATACAGGCCGCGATTGCCGCAAGCCCGTTATATGACCCAAGTCCAAGGATAAATACCCCGACCAGGTATCCGATGATGCAGGAGCCGATCGCGTAGAACAGGCGAGAGCTCCAAGGCAGCGATGCTGACGCAGCGAGGAACATAAAGCATCCGCCGATCGAGCCCATCGCGAGCCCTTGATCGAACGTAAGGAGTGACCAGGACATAGCTACCCCTTCTCCATTTGCGGCACCAGTCACTGCGGCGCTGCTCACTATACTTACAGCGACCATACGGACCTCGTCCGACTCTTTCTCATAATGCCTCTATCGGGAAGCTGCTCATCTCGTGGCACCCAGAATCGGTGCGCATGACGAAGCCAGCGTTGAGGGCCTGAACAGGCCCATTCAGAAACGAAAAAGCCCGACACAGTGGTCGGGCTTTCGGTGTCAATCTGCTACAGACGCGGATATGACAGGATGGAAACATATTCGGACAGTCGGCCACGCTCTGTCAAGCTGCCGTTTCGTGAAACAAGCCCCGCTCGTCGAGCAACTGAATTCCAGCCTTGATCGCTTCGTCCAGCATGCCATTCATTGTCTCGTGGATGCTTGCCCGCCAACGTCTGCGCGTGCGCTCGGGCGTGCCCATGTTGTCGTCCCACCTGTTCATGTCGTAGATGTCGGCCTGCAGCACTCCGGTCGAGCGCTTCCCTTCCATGCCCGGTTTCTGCGGCTCAGCCCAGGTGAGCACTGCGTAAAACTTGAAGTGCTGGTGCGCGTGCGTGGCCACGATGCGCCCCAGCGCCTTGATGCTCTGCCCACGCACGGCAGGGTCCAGCGTGTACCGCGCAATCAAGGCGTCCCAGTGACGGGGCAGCAAGTGCTGGTGCAGGTGCCGGCGATGGTCGCAGTCCAACTTGAATCGTTCCTGCCGACCAAGGCCGCCATAACCTGCGCAGCCGCGATCGGCATCGACCCATCCCGCTGACGCTGGTTTACCCTCAGAGCCTGCGAGGAGGATGCGGACCAATACGGATACTTTGTTCATGCTGCTCTCCCCTTCAGCTCTCGCGTCAGCGAACGGTAATGCGCCGTCAGCGCCTTCAAATCGGCAGTCGAGTACCTTTCGAACTCATAAGGCTTTGTGGCTGCGCGCTCAGCTTTGTGATGCAGGCCGTAACTGGCTATCAAGACGATGGTCAGGACGATCCAGATTCGGTTGCTCATGCCGTGGCGCTCCGCTTGCGAAGTTCTTCGATGGCCGCCATGTGCTTGATCACGCGCTCATTGAGGTCGCGACGTTCGCGGCGGCGACGGTGAGCCTCGACCAGCTTGCGCTTGGTGTTTTGCAGGTACATGGCCTGCTTCAGTTCGCGAATCTTTTGAGCGACGTTTGCGGACGGCCCCGCAACTGTCCTGGTGAGCAAGCCCGCGATAGCACGACCGTCTTCTGTGACTGGTTCATGGCTCATGTCGGCGATCAGCAGCCGCGCACGCTCTTGAGAAATGCGCTGCAGCTCGGCGGCTTTGTTGATTGCTGCCACGCGGTGACCAGCGTCGAACCCAAGCGAGATGTGCCAGTTCACCGCAAGAGCGTGGGTGCGAGCCTCGGTGACAAACCGGTCGTAAGCGCTGATGAACGCCATGCGTGCGCCGATCTTGTCGCCGAGGTCCAGCACCGGGCGGGCGGCATTCAGGGCCAGCTGGATTTCGTCGGTCATCGCGACTGTGTCGAATTCATCGCTCGAGGTCAGTGCGATCGCCCACGCCTCATCGCGACCTGGACGGCCGTCCGCGGCCTGGATACGGCTGAGTACTGCAGCCAAGGTCAACTTGCTGGTCAGTTCCCGGCGGCAGGACTGAAGCGCCTGACGGATATCTGCCGCGGAGTGCTCAGCGAGATCTTCGGCGATCAGCTGAGCAGCGCCGGCGCTGAGGGTCTGGCCCAGCGTTTCGGCAGTGGCGCAGATCGCCCCGGCCAGTTGGGCGATTTCGTCATAGGAAAGCATTGCGCCGTCCTCCTTCGCGGATGTTCCGGGCAGCTTGCTGCGCGGCGTTGATATTGGCCTGGGTGTCTTCGATCTGGCGTGCGGTGCGGCCATTCATCTGGCGGCCGGTGGCCCACTGGGTGTGAAAAGCCTCGGCCTTGGCGATCAGGTTTGTCAGGCTGTGGCAATCGTTGACGATTCGGGCGTCGTTGATGGTCAGGTAGTACGCCGCGACACTGTGAGCAACGTCGATGCCGAGACGGTCAACCAGCTTGCCCAGCATTCCACCGGCCGCGGCGTTCCAGACCGGCCAGCACTGGTATCGCTTGCGATAAGCCATGGCGTAGTTAGCCCAGGCCTTGAAGGTTTTACAGGCTTGATCTTTGGGGCCCGGCATGTCGGCCGGAATCTCGACTCGGGGAGCGTCTGAACGGTCAACCTCAAGCACCAGACTACCGGACTGGGTCGGCCGCGCCGCACCCTCCGGCAAGTCCTGACTTCTATCCTGATGGGTATCCTGATGATTGATATCCTGATTTGTCGGAGATTTTTCCGATCCTTGCTCGGACTTTTCTCCGACCTTGTTCGGAGATTTATCCGAGATAGACCGGATTCTTTTCCGACCTTTATTTTCAGGTGGGGTGGGATATTTTTCCGACCCATCGCGCTTCTGATTCCACTCGGCAGCTTTCGCGGTCAGGCGAAAGAGCGTGATGCTCGACGTGCTCGACAGTTGGATAAGCCCCGCCTCGTCCAGCGCCTTCAACAGACGGTACGCCGTGTCTGGCTTGTCAGTGATCAACGGCAGTTCCTCAACGATCTTTGCCTTGCTCAGCGCGAAGAAGACGCCGTCGTCCGTGGTGACCGGCCTGGTCCAACTCGGGCAGCCGTAGAGGAATGCGAACAGCAGAGCTTGCTGCGAGTTAAGCCCCCACTCCAGCGCTTTTATCTGGTTGATGGTCACAGTGAATTGCATATCAGGCCTTCCCGACCATTCTGGCCAGTTCAACGAAGCGATCACCGTACCAATGCGGCTGCGTTTCGCGAGGGGATTGGGGGCTGGTGAGGTTCTTGCCGTAGGCGAGGCCCTTTTCAGTAACGCACCAGAAATCGACGGTTTCGCCCTTGGAGTTCCTGCGCTGCATCTGCTTCAGGTAGCCCAGACATGCAAGCGCGCGATTGAACGTCGCTGGCGCATACCGGATGCCGTGCTCTTTAAGCAGCGCGGTAGCAGATTTGGTGGGCATGGAGCTACCACCGGCGGCATCAGGCGCGGCGTCCACCGCATAGCCCGGCAGAAACTTCGGATCGAGACCGTTGTTCTCCGCGATCTTGATCAGCATGAGCATCTGGCTGGACGGCGCGGGCTTAAGCAGGCGCGTGAAGCATTCCATGATGGCGATCTCGCCGATCACCTTGGTGCCGTTCGCCTTGACGGTTTGGCGCCACGCGGCTTTGTCCTCAAGGTCGCTCCAGCGACGAATGACCGCATAGCGTATGCAGGCGCTATATCTGGTCATAAGCGTATCGGTGAGGTCACGGTCGAGATGAAAAGCGGTGGTGTATCCACACGCGTCTTTTTCCTCAGCGAAGCGGCCCAGAATCGGACCCTCTTTTTCGAGATCGCACATCATCTCGCGGATGTCGCGGAGCACATGCTTGTGTGCTTTGCGCGTGACGCTTGCGATTTCCCTGGATGACATCGTGCACGCAGTGTTTTGCCGACTATGAAAACGTGGCCCGACTTCTGGGGTACTGATCAAGGTTGGATGGCTGTGCATACTGGCCTCACTCGATTTACAAACAACCACCCTCTCCGGTGGCTTTTCTGTATCTGAACTTCAGGCGACCTTCAGAAACTGCTGGAGCACTTTCAGGCTGACAGTCACCTCGTTGACCCCATGTCGCCGATGTGCAGGAACACGCCGCACACGTGCTCGATGGTCAGGTGGCGGGCATCGTTGTCCGCATTTGCACACTGCAGCAGGCTCACATGCGCAACTCCGGTCTGCGCGGCCAGTGCCTCGGGCTGGCTGCCTTGCGCCGCCGGCGGGCACGCATCCAAAGAGTCTTCCATTCGTAACCTGACCAGCTCGTCGTGCATAAAATCGACGGCCTTCCCGGTGAGATAGCCTGGGTTGCCGAGGTGGTCGTTGTGAATTTGGCAATTGGTTGAGATATCGCATTTGACACGCTCTGAAATGGCCTTGCAGGTCGTGCCCGAGCCCAGCAGCGCATCCAGTTTTTTCGGAAGATCGGTAGCGGTCATGGCTGCCTCCCTGGTGGTTATGCACATGATCATGCACTGGTGCATATCTGTCAACGTTCCCCCTCTCTTGATGTATGCACCGCGCACAGCGACGATTGCACTTATGCATAAATCCATTGATAAAATTTTGGCCGAACTGATGCGACGGGACCGCCTGAGCCAGGTCGAAGTTTCCGCGCGCTCCAAAGTCGGTCAGTCCACTATCTCCAGAATCCTCAAGCCGAATGGGCCTAAAGGGATCAAAGAGCCGACTGACAAGCAGGTACGCCCGTTAGCCGAACTGTTCGGGATAACCACCGACCAATTGCGTGGCTATGCCCCTCTGGAAATCGGGATTGGTAACGAAACTCGAGAGGGTTCGGAGGCAGCGTCCGCAGCGGACAAGATTCGCGAGATGCTGGCGGGTAAGATGCTGGGCGATGATCGCCTGCAAAAGCTTCTGGCGGTTGCAGAAGGCGAGGAACCTGAAGACACAGTCGAAGTACTGGTAAACGATGCCTACAAGCCAGGCATCGGCAAGGTCGGCGATGAGGTATGGATCGCCCACTACGACGTGCGCGGCGCGCTGGGTGGCGGGGAGATTGCTCACGACTTCCCTGAAATGCTCCAGGATGTACGCGTCAGCCCTTCTCAACTTCGATCGATGGGCGTTGAATTCAAAGAGCACTATCACCTTAAGGTGATCACTGGCTGGGGTCAGTCGATGACGCCGACCATCAAGCATGGCGACCCTTGCCTGGTCGACATCAGCATCAAGGAATTTATCGGCGACGGTATCTACTACTTCTCGTATCAGGGCTTTCAGTACATCAAGCGCCTGCAGATGAAGGGCAAGGACAAATTCAAGATGATCTCGGATAACCGCAAGCATAAGGCCGAGGACATTTTCATCGATGAGACCTACATACAAGCACGCGTGCTGTTCGTGTGGAACGGGAATCTGGTCTGAGGTGACGCGGTACGGCATGGCAATCGGAGAGCCACTGACCTGCTAGCTCCCGGCTGAGCGGAAATTCAAGCGGAGGACCGCATGACTGGCCCAAGATCAGAGGAGGCGGCTGGACATGCCCTGGACGCCAGCCTCTTCCGCGTGCTGTTCTACCGGATGGCAGCGTGCCGCTTGTCGAAGCCGACAACTGGCTCACAGTAATCCCGCAAATCTCGGGCTTCTCCTGTCAGAAAGGCGCCGGCTCCTCGCTTTCAAACGGGTCCGCTGCTTGCGCGGGTTTTTCTTCCTTCTCTGACGGCTCCCACCTCAGCGTGATCGAAGCATCCTCATGGTTATGCGTCAGATCGATACCGTCCGCTTCTGAGATCGCATTCACGATCTCGTTCCACTCCCGCTCCCCGTCCGTATCCAGCCGATGAATTCTGACCTCGCGCCTTTCCTGCGCGATCGGGTGGTTGATCATCGACGACACGCGCAATGCCAAGCGCTCCATCCCGCTCATGCCGCTAGGTTGTGCGGATTTTACATCTCCATGAAGTGCCATAACTGCCTCCTTTGAATGCTGTATGTACATACAGTAATAGAGGACCTTTCTCACGAGCAAGGGGAAAATTTCGGAAATTTATATGCACCAGTGCATTGACATGCGGATTGCACGGGTGCATATTTTGCCCATCGCACCGTTAAACAGTGTGATAGGACCTCGATAGATCCGCAGCTCTTTAACAACCAGCGCCATGAACGACTACCTGGCTAAACCGGTCAGGTCACTCCCGGCACCATCGATGGGAGGTCAGTAAACCGAAGGAATGAACCGCTGCGCTTGTAAGGCGGACCGCGCCAGTTGAAGCCGTTGAGGGGCTCAGTCTGGCGAGGAGATGACCGAACTGTGCGAATGGCCCTTACAGGGGGGTGAGTGATATCCAACGATTTACTGATGCCGCTTCTACGCGGCGGCATTGGAAATACAAGGGAGGGTCAATGACGAAAAACCTGAGCCGAGTGGGTGATCCATCTCGCCAACTTCAGCGTGTATCGAGACAAGCACCGTGGCTGCGCGGCTCAGAGGCGCGTCGCGGCATTCCCGTCTTAACCAACTGCAGCCGTACACATCCTGAACCATCCTCCTGCGCATTCCGAGAGTGCGCAGTGGGATGCGGATGCCCGCATCGACCGTTGGAAGGCAATCGTGCCAGGCCAATGATCTTTATTGTCAGGAGTATTCATCATGACCGTAAACGTCAGTAATCTTACGATCGCAACACCGGTAGCAACATCGGCAACCAACCCGGTTGCACTTGAGCTGAATGGGGCTCAAGCCATTGCGCAGTTCCCCAGCGTTGTCACCGTCCTTCCGGACGGATCGCTGCAACTGTCGGCGCCCACCAAAGGCGCATCCAGCAAGAGCACGCACCGAACACGGTGCGAATGGAAAGAGTCGGTCTACTGGTCGCTCGCCAGTGCTTTGGAACACATCAACTATCAAGAGATGACCGTGACGAAGGTCAACTCCGCTCAGAAAGTCGTCATCTCGCAGATGCATGTGAAAGGTGACGACAGTCCCGCGATCAAGGTGTTCTGGCAAAAAGGGAACATCACCATGGGCTTCCGCCAGAGCTACAACCAGACGGACCCGGTCAACACGACCGTGCTGAAAGGTGTGCCGCTGGGCGCGAAGTTCAAAGTCACCATCCGCGTGACATCGGCGGGCCTCGCGAAGGTGACCGTCAACTACAACGGCAACGTGGGCACGTCCGCAGACCTGCAGCTTGATTCGTCGTGGAATTCGCAGGTGTTCGACTTCCATGGCGGCGTCTACAACCAGATCGACTTCACCGACGCAACGCCGGCTGAGGATGGCTCGATCTGCATCATCAGCGATCTGTCGATTACGCACGCTTGACAAGCTGACAGCCGGGAAAGACCGGCACCCTCTCCCACTCGCAAGACCGCATCAGCAGATGCCTGGCCACCTTCACGGTGGGTTTGGTCACCCGGGTCAGGCATCTGACTCATGCGATCTACTGACTCGGCACGCAGGCGACTCGCAATAAACCTTCCCTGTTTGATCGCAGCGCCACGGCAACGGCATGGCGCAAGGAGCTTTTGTGTCCACACGTAATCCAGCGCCAGTGGCGCACGAGCAGCAGCTTCACATCATCCCGCATGCCGCCACCAGCACCAGCGCCCTCGTTCTGGATGGCGACAGTCTGGACAAGATGATGCGCCTGGCGGAAGTCATGGCCACCGGCCGCGTCACCTTGCCGAAGCACTTCATCGGCAACTCCGCCGACTGTCTGGCCGTGATCATGCAGTCCATGCAGTGGAAGATGAACCCTTTCGCAGTGGCGCAGAAAACGTACTTGGTCAATGGCGTTATCGGCTACGAAGCACAGCTCGTCAACGCGGTGATCGCCACCTGCGCACCAGTCGTGGATCGACTGCACTACGAGTGGTTCGGCGAGTGGGAAAAGGTGGTCGGCAGGTTCACGATCAAGAGCGGCGACAAGGGCGAGTACCGCGTACCCGGCTGGAAGATGCAGGACGAGGAAGGCTTGGGCGTGAAGGTCTGGGCCACCTTCCGCGGTGAAGACGAACCGCGAGTGCTGGAGCTGCTGCTCGCTCAAGCCCGAACCCGCAACAGCACGCTGTGGGCAGACGACCCCCGCCAGCAACTGGCCTATCTCGCGACCAAACGCTGGTCGCGCCTCTATTGCCCTGATGTGATCCTCGGCGTCTGCAGCCCTGATGAACTTGAAGAAAGCGCTCCGCGCCTTCGAGACATGCCCCCGGTTCGCGAAGAACCCTCAGGTGGCCTGCCGCCCTACCCCGATGACAAACTCAACGAGAACCTGCCGAAGTGGCAGAAGTCAGTCGACGCTGGCAAATCCTCGCCTGAGCACCTGATCGCCACCATCAGCGGCAAATACACCCTGAACGAGCAACAGATCGAGCAGATCAACAATCTCGCGCCCATCGAAGGAAAATCCGCATGA